TCATCCTTCAAAAAGTTAGCTGTTGGAGGAATGAAACGTATTTTTGCACGCATTTCAGTCCAACGAAGATCGTCAAAATCAGTTGATAACCTGAAATCAAGGTTCCCACTTGTAGTAAGACTGTTAGTTGCGGTGCAAGTGAACGTATTTTGCGTGGCAGAGACGATCGTTAGCGTTTCACTTATAGCTGAACCTGTCTCAATTAATAGATCAACGTCTTCATTAACTAAAAAACCGTGATCTGACTTAGTAATTGTTATAGCTGTGCCTGTCTGGCTGTAAGTTCCTTCTAAAGCATCGCCTAAATACCTGATCGATTGTATGGGAAGGCCAAATTCATAAGAATTGAAGCTGTCGGTATCCCGAATACCTACAATCTGCTCGTCAATCTCCGTGCTGCTGCTCGGGAAAGTAAAAATTCTCGCAGGAATGAAGACTCCAGGGAACTGCTGAAAGGAGCAGTACATCCTGAAATCTCCTCGAGTATTACGCTCGCTCGAATTAGCCCCTAAATACGTCTGCGTAATGCTGTAAAGGTCATACCCACGCCTCCAACGAGACCAAAGACTGTCTCTGTTATAGAATTTCGTCTCACTATCAAACCCTGAGTCCTGTGGCTCAAAATTAAAAGCACGTGGAACAAAAGGTTTTGGCTTTTTCGAACCAAAATCCGTTAATTTATCAAACTTTTTCGTAAATTTAGAATCAAAGCCACCGCCTGAAGATGCGCCAAATCCACTAACTTCGAATGGCATGGCTTTGAATCAATAGTATCCGCCCTGAACGCCTACGTAAAAACCATTAGTCAAGGCAGCCGAACCGCTGACAGCAGCGTAAAGCGCCTGGCCACGCTTGAGCATAAGTCCACGCGTCTTCGGAGACACTCGACTATTTGCACTATCAAAATTAGTGCCAGCCTGAACGACAGGGTGGTTAATCAGAGGTAACTCCTCGTTAATGGTCAGACTGTAATTGGCGTTGTCGTAGGTCGAAGGAACACTTGCGACAAAAAGAGGGAAAAACTGGTTGGTGTTACTTACAGTACCGACATTGACCAGGTAGAAGCAAATATCGATCGGCAGGTAGCAGTCAACGTTACCCGTGATTGTGCCACTGATGCTCGGAATCGCAGCAGTAAATGTCGTAGGAGTGACTGCAGTGACTGTAACCGCTTGGTCGATGGGGTCAGTGCCTGAACTCCGGCTAGTGATATCTAAGAAGACTTTCTGCCCGACCTGAGCGTTATGTCCGGCTGAAATGGTAACCGTGATAGTCGTCGACGTAGCTGAATAGGTACCAGTGGTAGCCGTTTTGGCGTCGATTTTCTCTAAGACGCGCTTTGTGTAACGGAGAAAAATCTCATCAACATAAGCACCTGAAATTGAGGTATCAGTCGCAGAAGAGTCGACGTCAAACACCTTTGTGGCGTTACCAACAGCAGTTGGAACTAAGCTAGTTGCAAAGTTTTGACCTGAAGCAACAGTCAGCAAGGTTGAAGTCGTTGCAGGCCGATCGATCATCATCGGCTGCTTATTAGAACTACTGCTCGACACTTTTATTCAGCGGGTTACGTTAACTGTATTATAGCTGTATTGGATTAATCCTTTTTCTTTTTCTCAACACGAGACCTTGCCTTGTCTAAGGCCTCTTTTCTTTTCTCTTTATCAGAGGCTTTGTCGCCACTGTCACCATCGTTTTTCTTTTTAAAATGAGCTAGCAGCTCAGGAGGCATCTTTTTACCAGGCATGATCAGGCAGGTGGTTTACTCAAATCTTTCAGCTAATTTATCCCCTTTAACGTAAGGAGAAGGAAGCTCATTAGGTACTAATAAGTCTAGCTCCAATAGATCTCCCGCCATTCTGCTACGTCTTCCCGTGGCAAACTTATCTGCATTGCTGGGCAAAGCCTGCTCAGAAGGGACTCTATCCCTCCGCAAGCCGTAGATGTAACCTAACCTTGTTGTTGGTTTGACCATCGAGCTTGCAAGGGCTTTTTGTTAAGAATAACAGGAGGGATATTGTCAGAGTGCGATCTTACCGCCTCACGCATATAGGCTGGGTTGTTTAACTGGAAGCGAGGATCATTCTCTCCTGTGTAAGAGACAACTAAATCGCAGGGAGTGTGTTTCTCCCTTTTGCCAGGCTGAAATGGATCGCTAAGTCCTGCACTCACCATCGAATAGTCGTTATACATATTCGAGTAGGTGACAGGAAATGCTTGGCTGTAGCCGGGGACTAAAGCAAATCTCATTACTGCATTAATTCTTGCGGCTGGTAAGCCTGTTGGAGAAGACCCAAAACATCGATCGTATTAGTCTTAGCAGGCTTATCATCTTTTCTCATGCGGCCCATGAAGTTCTGCAGGAACTCAGTTTTATTTTCTTGCAGCTTCTGTTGCTGAAGCACCTTAGCGAATTCAATAGGGTCGTAACTTGATTCTGTGTCCGGACCAGGTGGCCCCTGCTTAGGTGCCTTCGCTTGAACACCGCCTGTAATTGAAACTGGAGAGTCAGGGATGCCGCCAGCTAATTCTTTCATCACCCTGGGAAGGTGCTTTTTATATGTACCCTGCGAATAAACAGACCAGGCTCCTAGTCCTTGGGTATTGCGAATGTCTAGCGCCGCTTTCGCGTTAAGAAAAGGATCTTTCAGCTGTTCGTTGGTTTTAAGTCCGTAACGAGCACGCCGTTCTGCACCTAATTTATATCCTGGTTCATCCAGCATATTGATTTGGAATAAACCATAGGAATCATCCGGATACCTTGGATTATGAGCCCCAGGATTTAATCCAGACTCTCCCATTCCGATCGCAACCATGACCGGAATTTCTGACTCTTTAAAGCCAGCCTTTTTAAGGACACCTGCAGTTTCTTTAATTGAAAGGACCATCGATTTAGCGGAAATTGGTTTCGAAAAGAATGCGGGTGCCGACAGCAACATCAGCAGGACCAGGAAGCGCTTGAATGAATTCAGCACCTTCTCTGTTAAAGCGGTACCGGGCTTGCTCAGGATTCCTGTAATTCGGGACATATAGATGCAGAGCCAATCTGTCTGTCTCATATAAGTATATTTGAGTCCAAGTTTTCAAAGTTTCTTTGAAGTCAGTCGTGGAGACTGTTCGATCAACGTCACCAGCAATGGACTCAATACGACCCCGTGGCACTGTATCGTTGTTCAGCGTTCCTGTCATGTCCGTGCGCTTTTCCGCTTCATCGCACCGGCTGACCTGCTCAACGATCTTACTGACCCAATAAGAATCCTGCACATTATCCATTGCCTCTTGCAGTCGCGCCAAATCGCCCGCTGGCACCGAGGTTAGGTTGTAACCAAGATGCCAACGGACCTTCGACTGTACAAAACTATCTAGCTGCATTAAACGCCACCACTGCTATTGTGCAGAAATTTATGCACCAATAACAGATTAACACGCGCCAATAATTACTCTACGCGCACCAGATTCTCCTTGAAGATTTCTTCCCAATCAACACGTTTAATGCTCTTCAATTGTTCAAGACGTGAGAACCTTTCACCAGGTAGGGACAACTGGAGGTCTTTGATATCACGTGCTGTTTTAAGACCAACGCCGGGTAAAGCATCGGCAATCTGACGAGCAGAGGCCAGGTTCAGATTGACCCTTGTATCGACAGGGAACGTCTCCTTTTTGGTGGGCTTAGCAGGACGCACACCTTCAGAAGCAAGAGACTCACTCAGACGTTCTTCATCCTTTATCTGTTGTGTAGTCGCTTCGAGATGTGGCGTTAAATCCTCTTCATTGAGGTATAGGACTTCTTCATTGGCATCAACACACATCATGATGCCTTCACCATGCTGGGAAATGACCTCTACCGGTCCCCCGGTTACCTTGTTTTGGTACAGCATAAATAAGACTATTTACTGATATAGCATACCAAGGTAAATTTTTAAAGCAATAAAAAAGCGGGCCTCGAGGACCCGCTCTTGATGATCAGAGTGAAGTTATCACTCGTCGTTGCCACCCACTTGGGAAGCGAAGTCGATGAACCCTTGAATGTCGTTCCAGCTAGCAGCAGCAGCGGGACGCAGGTAGTTCACACGGCAGACCAGGTAAGCGGCCTTGTTGTTGGTGATGTCATCAGCGCTGATGTTCACACCGTCACCAGTGATGGTGGTGTTGGTGATTGCATTCAGGTTGTACACCTTCATGGTGGTGTCAGCAGTCACTGCATACATCATGGAGTTGGCGGCGTCGCCAGATGCGATGGTTGCAGTCACTGAGGTCCAGAAAGGCAGGTCAGCGGTAGTGGTGTCGCTGGTGCCTTGAGCAAGACCGGATGCACCGATGGTCAGGCTTGCGCTAGCAGCGGCAAGACCATTGGTTTGGCTGGCGGGAACGCCGAGGGGGTTGCCACCATTGTCAGGACCAAGGAGAAGGATCTCGGTGTTGGTGCCCTCCAGGTCGGCAGTCACAGGGGAAGCCGGGAAGGTAGCAAGACCACCTGCGGGGATGTCCTGAGCCAGGGCCAGAGACGCACCGTAGATGTAAGCAGGACGTGCAGCAGAAGCCTGAACGACCATGGAAGTCCGATCATCGCGAACGCGGTCATCAGGACGGCGATCGGGAGAAGGAACGGTGATGTTGAAGCTCTTGTAGCTAGCCTTGTCGGCAGCTGCATTGTTGATCTTGACGTAGCCGATCAGCTCATAAGCTTCAACGCCAGGCCAGCCATAAACACCTTCGGTGTTATAGGAGGACAGGCGAGAGATTTGATTACCGGGCTGAAGAATAGCACCGGCTTCAGCTTTGTAAGTTGCCATTAGTTAAGTACCTCCTTTATCACTCAGTAATGGTGAAGGCAGTGGTGACGAAGTCCTTATTCAGGTTGGCAAAACCAGCGTAGAGTTGCCAAATAAGGATGATGAAACGGCTGAAATCATCGTTGTTGTTGATCAGCACCTGTGCATTCGGGCCACCGATACCCACGCCGACTGCCTGAGGACCGAAGAAGAGACCGGCAGGGGTGGTGCGGCTAGAAGCACCGCTACCATCGCCGATGTCAACAGTGGAGGTCTTGTCAGGGAAGTTGGTGGACTCGAAGAAGCGGACACCCTCGAAGACGAAGCCAGAAGGCATGACGGGTTCGCCAGCGACGAACTGAGCTTGACCGTACTGACCGCCCTGATACAGAGCAGCGTTAGGAGCAGCCATACCCATCAGGGGGTTGGGCTGACCCATGCCGGGGTAACGAGCAACTTCGCGGAAGCCTTGATCAGCACGCAGATCCTTCATGAAGGAGGGATCAGCAATACAACGATAATAGCCGTCCTGGAACACAGGAACGTTACGCTTGCGCAGGCTCTTGACGACGTTCAGCAGGTCGGTCTTGACGTTGAACTTAAAGCGCTCAGAGGCGTACTCAGTAGCGGTGTAAGCAGAAACGGTTGAACCGGTCTTGGTGTGATCGTTGGGGTAGTAGTAACCACCTTGGCTATCGCCAGACTGACCACGGGACTCAGACTTGAACAGTTCGTCCAGGAACACACGGTCGCGCCAACGACGGTAGTCGTCGAGCAGGGTCAGAGAACCGATGGACTGGTGGAACATGTTGAGGTTCCCGGTGTCCAGCAGCAGACGCTGCGCGGTCATCAGAGTCTCGCGAGCAATCTTGAAGGTGCTCGGGAGGTTGGTGTTGTTCGGGTCGGCAGGGCCGGTGTACTCACGCAGAGACACAAGCACCTTGTCCTTGACGATGGAGCGGCTGTTGGCGGTTCCGATCGTTTGGTCTTGGGTACGCTCGCGGCTGGTCTTCGTGCCGGGGTTACCGAAGAAGCGGTAACGATCCAGCTGCACGGTTTGACCAGGCTGCTTGGTGAAGTCGTGGACAACTACAGGCTCACAGGCCATCTCCACGACGTAAGCCGGATGGGGGCGGTACAGTTCCGCACCCAACAGCTTGGGAAAGTCGTTATCGATGAACATAAGAATTTCTCAGCAGAAGTTTTAAACGCTGATACTTGAGGGCAAATACCCTCTATATGGAAATTTTCATTCCATTACAAAGAATTATAGCAACAATTTATCAATATGGATTATTTAAGCTATGCGACGAGCTACGGCACGAGCTGCTGGATCAGGTGAACCATCGACCATGTTTCCAGGGCTATAAACGTTAGTGCCAACAGTACCGATGCGCCCATAAGGATTAATTAGTCCGTCTGCGGGTTGCATAGCTGGCGGTTGACCCTGAACTTCCGGATCAATTGATGCCATTGCTTTGGCCATCATAGCCTTTTTTACGGCTTCTTTTGCTTTGGCTTCGTCCATTGTCAGGATCCTTTTTTAGATTTAGGTTGAGGTAGCCCCATTGGTAATTGACCAGTCATGGGCATTTGCTGAGCAAGGAATTGCTGAGCCTGTGCTCCAATTGCGCCTTGCTGTGCTTCCGCAAGCGCTAAGTTCTGAGGCATGAACATTGCGTTTTGAGGGAGCGGAGAGCCTGGAAGATTCAGCTTTAAATACGCTAAATCCAAATCACGAGGCATCGGAATACTTGGTGCATTAGGAGAACCAAGTCCTGCTTGCATATCTTGAGCTCGGTAAGCCGAATACTCATCTGACTGACCCAGAGCGACCTGACGCTGAATATCACCTGCACCGAATTGAACTAATCCAGGAGAACCTAAAGCTCCACCGGCAGTGCCAATTGCCTGAATGAAATCTTCAGCGCGTTTTCTAGCTCCTGCCTTTTTTTTCGCCATGATTGAATAAAAAATATGGGGGCAGTTTTACTACCCCCTCATTCTAAAACTAATTAAGTTTCGATTATCACTCCATGACCAGGAGCTTGTCCCGGAAGATCTGAGGATTCTGCTGGGCAGAGTTCAGATAGCGCCAGGCGTTAGCGGGGTCACGGTCTGCGACGTTGCCGAAGTTGTTCCAGAAGTCACCAGCGTTGGCAGGTTGCTGAGGCTGGGGAGGAACGGGCATCTGAGGACGCTCAGGAGCAACTGCTTGCTGCTGGAGCTGCTGGCCGACTTGGATGCCAGGTGCAGGCTGCATGTAAGCAGGCTCTTCATCAGCAACGGGATGAGGACCGTTCTCGCCGAAGAACTCACAGGTGTAATCGGCCAGGACGTCAGGATCGGTCAGGATGGTCTCATAAGCTTTGTGCTCATTGGAGAGTTCCTGCAGCAGATCAACAGCCTCGTGGAGCTGCTGATTAACGGTGATCAGATGATCCTCGACCTGACAGGCGTATTGATTCAGGACGGCAGGTGCAGCAGCGCCGAAATGATCAATAACTTCAAGACTTGCGTCGCTTACCCCGGCTGCTCGGAGCTGATCCGCGCTGATCCCCTGAGAGGTTTGGGAATAACCGTTCGAAGATGCCTGGTTGTTGTTGATCGAAGGCGTAGAGGTCTGCGTCCCCAAATTGCTGTATTGGAGACCCTGCTGGGAAGGGTAGCTGGCCGGATCGACGGTTTGGCTCTGAGTCGATTGTTGACCCAGGGACGGGAATTGGACTGGAGAACTCAGGAGCCCCACCACCCGGTTGAATGCCTCCTTGTAAGGATTCTCCGCTTGTTGGGGTGCCTGGTATTCCTGGGGCGCGTACTGAGTAGGGGTTGAGGCCTGCGGCTGGGCCGCCATCTGGGCCTGCATTTGCGGGGCTGGGGCCGTCACCTGCTGGTAAGGCGCCACCCACTGGTTGTTGGTCGACACTGCCGGAGCTTGCGCCGCTGTCTGAGCCGGAGCCGCGTAGCTGGTCGGTTGGGTCGGGGATACTTGGGGTGCCGATTGGGTCGGCATTGCGGTATCGGCCTGCATAAGTTACCTCTTTTTGTAGGCTTTCGAGAGTGCGGTAAAGGAAGGGGGTGAGATCGAGTCTCGGATCCGCAGACATTGGAAGATTGGGTTGCTGCGGATGTGGTGTCCGCATTTCTTGATTGATTAGATCAATAAACGCGGAATAAGCCCTCTGTACTTCCCCTACCACACGGAATGGGAAACCTGAGAGCATGCTCGCGATTTCGTCATCCGTCTTAGAAGGGAATAGATACTTCAGTGCTTCAATGCTATCAACACCTAACTCTTGCAAGTTTCTGGTGAAGATAGACTGGTTGAGTTTATCCTGAGTTGTATCTTCATACACAGGACCCAACCAGCGCCATTCGATGGTTCGATCACCATCAGGAGCGAGTCCAAGAACACCGGGTGGGATGTCCCTGGTCTCGACAACCTCACGAACGGCTGCTTCTAATTTATCCTCATATTTAGCTTTTGCTTTGTCATATTTTTCGAGGGCCTTGTCATCCGGATCCTCAGGCAAGACTGGATACTTGATGTTCATCGCGTAAGCCAGTGACTTACGGAAGATCTGTTCCTCTTGGAAAATGATCAGCTCCAAGCACCTGCAGATTCCGTAGGTGTACAGCTGCAAGCACTTCTTCTTAGCCGTGGCACTAACTCGGCCATAGGCTGACTTATACTCTGTAGCCGTAACGTTCGTAATGCTCAGGTCATCAATACCGCCAAGGGCAAGACGAATTTCGCTACGCATTTGTTCTGCGTATCGCGCCTGATCAGTGCTGACTGCATTCGGAGTAATGAAACCAACTCGATCTGTGGGCTCCAGGTTGGCAATCACCCTCGGTACACGCATCCCAGACCCAGGCTTACCGATGTAGCCAGGTGACTGACGGGTTACAGGGTCTTGCTTGTACGTAGAACTGCTCAGATTGAATTCCGATTGGAATCCAGATTGACTTGAAATGCTCGGGCGCTGGCCAGGATCGTTCTGGTCGTACTCGATGATGTCATTCTTCGGTCGTGAAGAAAGCAGGGTCGGGTTGCCAAAGAAGGAGAGGTTGGCCCGAATGTTCTTGACCATCTCATCGTGAGCGATGATCTGATTCGCCATCCAGTCGAACTCACCGCTACCCTCAGTACCGAAGGCATCAGGATTATTGAGAACCTCCACGCATGGGATGAACTCCATGGTGTTCTCAACTTCAGTCTTGTTACTGAAGGGAACATCCTCTGTCGGACTATCGAAGCTGATCTCCTGCTCGCTATGAGATTCTTCAATCGTCTTCGCCGTAATACGCAAACGCATATAGCGCTTATCTGTATTCAGGCCTACACCCTGGAACCCACGCTTCGCTCGAACCTTGTACGGGTAGATGATGATTACTTCTTCGAGGTCACCTTCGGGTGAGTAGTAGGTCCGGTAAGAATCCTTGTCAAACCAGTAGATGCGGTAAGTCTTCTGCGTAGGGCGGATGTAAAAAAGACCCTTACCGTAGGCCAGGAAACGATCCCAAATTGAATCTAAACGCGCATCAAGTTTATTGAATTTGATTACTTGCTGAACAAAGTCATAACGCTGAGTTCCGAGGTTATCTTGCAGCGGATAAAATTCGACGCCTTGCCGGATCCCAAACATCTTCATTTGGGAAAGGTGGGCGCTCACCAGCATGGTGTCTGCTGGCCCTTCACTATTACGGGAAACTACCGATTTGAGGATAGCCTCAAGCTGTGATTTAGCGCTATCGCCCATTCTGATTAAGAGGTCTACTGATCAATATCGTAGCCAGCTTCTATCCTTTTGAATGTAATTACACCATCTTCGGCTTCTACATCGAACCGTTCGTTCGGCTGCAGGGCTAAATCGTGGCACAATTCATCCGGTAGAGGAAGAATCGCAGAACCATAAGCATCTTGCTCAAGCTCTACTTCGAAGTAGCTGGGAGACATCGTGTTGAATATCTATAGTTTAAATCGTCAATACTCTAACTCTAGTTTTCCTCGAGTCATCAGGCCATTACAAAGCCAGACCAGAGCATCAACACAGTCATCATGAGAGCTTACACCAAAGTTGACAATCTCGTCGGTTAAAGCCTGAAACTTACGATATTTGTTGAATACGATCTTCCTTTGTTCGAACATCCCCATGATGCCACGGAAACGTGCAACCTTATCTCCTCTAAAGCCTTTAACCGGATGCCAATGCATGTTGTAAAGACCATGCTCTCCTAAACAGATCCTCTTGAAGTCAGCTTCTAATGAAGCCTGATACGCCACAGCTTCTGACCAAATCTCAATACCACTACCAGTAGGGAAGTACTGATCCTTATCTTTACTAATAACTCCCCATTCTTCCATCATTTCCATTAATGCTTCAAGCTTCTCAAGGTTACCCATGATACGAAGTCTCTTGCAATCAATAATATGAATCTTCCCTCCCACTCGCCCTCCCATCACAAAAACCGTGTAGTCGTTACGTTCACGAACGCCCGCAGAAAGGTCAACACCGACACCGAGGGTTTCGAACTGCATGTCAATGGTCCCTTTGATGATTAAATCAGGTGACAATGACAACTCACTCGTTTGGACAACTTGATTCTGATACTGAAAGCTGAATGCAACGGGTGCCTGCCTTCGGCGATCACGTAAGTAATCAAGAGACCACATGTCCGGCCAATATGAAATCTCATCCCCGTTGTCATCTACTGTGATCGCTGATTGGATGATCTGCACCCAATCATTGGCAGGAATGAACGTTGAATTATGAATATCATCATGACGGAACCGCGTACCGAGACAAATCGCCCGACCGCCTTCAAACATCGTCGGAACAATAACTGAGTTCCAGTTATCTTCCATTGCTTGGCGAATATCCCTATTCTTGATATCATCTGCACTTTTGATGGCGTCATCAATAATACAAAGATGCGAGCGTTTGGATGTCACCGCACCTTTAAGACCTGCACAACAAACAGTAAATTCTTCTTCACCAGTTGAACGGATACCTGCAAATTTCCAATCAATACTCCAATATTCATTCGAATTGATCCCTTTGGCAATTTTTACCGTAGGAAAGATCTCCTTATACGTCTTACTCTCCTCAATGATCCGTTTGATTGCTGCACTCTTAGGTCGCGCCACATCGACCGTATAAGAGATATACAGGATCTTCAAAGGCTGCTTTGCTAAAGCGTGGACACCAATGGCCCAAGCCGTATATAAACCAAGGATTGTGGACTTCGCACTACCACGTGGTGCAAGAATATCAATGTTCGGACCACCGATGCCAATTAAACATTCGGAGTCATCACCCGTACATAAATACTTATGCCATTCCAGGTGATGGGCAGCCGGGGGCTTATCACCAACTACTTCACAAAAATAAGCGAAATCTTTCCGTGCACGTTCTACATCAATATTTGATGTCTTCTTAACGACTCGTTGCTGTGCAGCTGCACGTGCAGTACGTCGATATACGCTATAGAGACTAGTTCCTGCCATGCTGAAAGCATAGCGCAGTACTTATTAAATATCGTTATCTGCGACGTAATTATCTAAAAATTCACCTGCATCCTTACCTTTCCCCTCTTCCGCTCGAAGATACTTCTGAAATAACTCCTCTGGAATAGGTACAATCTGCTTCGGTTTACCAGCACATTCACCGACTCTACCCATCTGACCAGATGCTGCATATCGCATCTGACATTCTTCAAACGTCTCTTTCCTTACGTCCCCAAAATCATAGGGGATCGAAGGAACCCCCCGATATTTTGAATCGGCATTCGGATCCCTGCTAAGACTGTCTGCGTAGGTCATATCGGATCAACCGAATTTTCTTTTGAGAAATTCACCAAGGAACATACCTGCGACATTCCCCAAGGTTTCGGGCAGACCTGGTGGTTTCATCGTCTGGCTTCCACCAG